TAACAATATCTGTCTCATTAAGTGGACAATTAATTTTTTCTGCCTTGCCTTCATTGACAAGATTTAAGTAACTGTGAATCTCTTGTATAGATATTTCCATTTGACCCTTCTTGAATACTCGTGTAGAATATAACTATTCTATTTTATCAGATAAAGGGTGTGCATCACAAAATGTCATTTATTGACTCAAATGGATCTATTACAGATCCTTACCGTAATTTTATTCATATTTCAAGATATGCTCGTTGGATTGAAAGTGAAAATCGTAGAGAAACTTGGCAGGAAACTGTTGACAGATATACTAACTTCATGAAAGATCATTTGGTACTAAACTATGGTTATAGTCCAAATGCAAAAATATTCAACGAAGTAAAAGAAGCTATCTTAAATCATAAAATTATGCCTTCAATGAGAGCATTAATGACTGCAGGTCCAGCACTAGAACGTGATCATATTGCAGCATATAACTGTTCATTTATTGCTGTTGATAGCCCTCGTGCTTTTGATGAGGCAATGTATATTCTTATGAATGGAACAGGTGTTGGATTTAGTGTTGAGCAAAAATATACAAACGCACTTCCAGCAATTGCAGAAGAATTTCATCCAACAGATACAACAATTGTTGTTGATGATTCAAAGCTTGGTTGGGCTAAGGCATATAAAGAATTAATTGCCTTGCTTTATCAAGGTCAAATTCCAAACTGGGACATGTCAAAAGTTCGCCCTGCTGGAGCAAGACTAAAAACCTTTGGTGGTCGTGCATCAGGTCCAGATCCATTAAATGACTTATTTAAATTTACAATTGAGACATTTAAAATGGCTGCAGGAAGAAGATTAAAGCCAATTGAGGCACACGATATTATGTGTAAAATTGGAGAAGTTGTTGTTGTTGGTGGAGTAAGAAGAAGTGCTCTTATTTCTTTGTCAAATCTTGATGACTTTGAAATGGCAAAGGCAAAGAGTGGTCAGTGGTGGGAAGGTAATGGTCAAAGAGCATTAGCAAATAACTCTGCTGTTTATAATACAAAACCAAATACTGCACAGTTCCTTCGTGAATGGCGTAACCTATACGAATCAAAATCTGGTGAACGTGGTATTTTTAATATGGATAGCGTTCGTAAGCATATTGATAAATTTGGTCGTAGAGATTCTTCATTAGTTGCAGGTACAAACCCTTGTGGAGAAATTTTACTTCGTCCAAATGAATTTTGTAATCTTACAGAGGTTGTAATTGAAGCATCTGATAGTAGAGAAGATCTTCTTGAAAAAGTAAGACTTGCTACAATTTTGGGTACATGGCAATCAACTCTTACAAACTTTAAATACATCAGAAAATCATGGAAAGATAACTGTGAAGAAGAAAGACTTCTTGGAGTATCTTTGACAGGTATTTACGGAAATAAATTAACTGCTACAAACAACGATAGTCTAGTAGATTTATTAAATGATATGAGAGATCTATCAGTTTTAACAAATAAAAATGAGGCAAAGAATTTAAATATTAATCCCTCAGTATCAATTACCTGTGTAAAGCCGTCAGGGACCGTTTCTCAGCTTACTGGAGTATCTTCTGGCATACACCCATGGTACTCAGAATACTACATTAGAAGTGTTAGGGCAGATAATAAAGATCCTTTAACACAGTTCCTAAAAGACTCTGGAGTCCCATTTGAGCCAGATGTTATGAAGCCAGAAGCTACTACTGTATTTTATTTCCCAATCAAGGCTCCAAAGAATGCAGTTCTAACAAAAGATCTTACTGCTATTGATCATCTTGAAATGTGGAAAACATATAGAACAAATTGGACAGAGCATAATCCTTCAGTAACAGTAAATGTTCACGAACATGAATGGATGGGTGTTGGTGCATGGGTATACGATAATTTTGATTCTATTGGTGGAGTATCTTTCTTACCAGCAGTAGAGCATTCATATAAACAAGCTCCATATCAAGAAATTACAAAAGAAGAGTATGAAGATTATCTAAAGAGAATGCCTGACACAATTCGTTGGGACATGCTTTCTTTATATGAAACAACAGATGGAACAACTGGAAGTCAAGAGCTTTCTTGTGTTGCTGGATATTGTGAGATTGTAGATATCGCAGGTAACTAGGGCTGTTTGTGATAAAATAGTCTAGAGGTACCTCATGTCTTATAAAAGTTCAAATCTTTACGCTTCTAGAGTATTTGCTGAACACCCACTGGCTTTGTGGGCAATTGATGAAAATATAAACTTTGTATCTTTAATTTCTGAGTCAGCAAAAGAAATATCCTCAGAAGACTGGGAATTTGACAACATGTCTGTTTCTGGATCAGTAAGTATTCCATCAGGTAATCCTATAGAAGATTCTTTAGTAAGCAAGGTATACAGACAATCTTCTTCATCTTCATATGCAGAAGCACTATCTCCTTCAATATCATATGAGGATAAGGTTGATAAACTAAAAGGCAGCATATGTATAAATGCCTATTTTTATATTCCAGAAGAAACCCTTATCTCAGAAATACAAATAGGATTTTTAATAAATGGTCAAGAGTACTATGACACTATAACTTCATTTAATAAAGATAGATGGAATAAAATAGAGTACACAAAAGATCTTGACAGTGAGGACAATATACAAGCACTTATAAGATTTGAGTATGATGCATTTGCTGGTTCTGGTGACGGAGATACCGCAGTAATTATTTCTGGACTATCTATAGGTCAATGGTCAGAACCATTTAATTCATTTGATACTGGGTCTCAGGTAGAAAGTTTGCCATCAAATATTTATGATGCAATTAATATAAATGGTGGAGTAGTAAAGTGTGTTCCAATTGATCCGTATGGATTTGATAATACTGATACTGGATATTTATTACAGTACAATAATGTGTTACTAGCAGAAACAGCTGGTATACCAATGGTATATGGTTCAAAAAATACAGTATCTATTTTAAGCAAAGAACTGTCAGTAATATTTGATAATCAAACAGATGGTGGACTATATTCAACAAGTTTGTTTGAAGATGAAATTGATGGAGGAAGTCCAAGTGCTATATTTTCAGCATCAGTTGATGGAGGTCTTTATTCTTATTTAGAAGAAGAAGCCTATGTTCCATCTTTAATATTTCCAGGAAAAGGATTTTTAAATCAGTCTGGCATATATTCAAATATAACTGCTGAATTTTGGATGAGAATAAATAATGAGTCTTCAGAAGAATTAAAAATATTTGGTCCAGTAGCGTCAGATGATGGCATATATATAGATTCAGAATTTATAGTTATTAAGGTTGGTCAGTATAAAAAATCTTATTTTGTTGGTCAATGGTATAGACCAATGTTAGTACATTTTGGACAGACACTTTCTGAAATATATTTAATGATAAATGGAGAAAAGGTAATATCAATTCCAATTGAATCTTTAAATATTTCAACATTTCCTTCGTCACAGGAAGATTATTTAGGATTTTTTGGACATCATAAAACTCAGCCATTTGAAATTGATGTTTTGTCAATATTCCCATATATAATTACTGAACAAGTAGCAAAAAGAAGATTTGTTTATGGTCAAGGTGTAGAAAATCAAGAAAGCATTGTTGTGTCACTTGGTGGAGATTTAACTTATGTAGACTTCCCATATTCAAACTATAATTCAACAATATCTTATCCAGATAGAACACCTTGGACAAATGGCTATTCAAATAACTTAAAGGTTACTTCTGAAGGACTATCTTTACCAGACCTAGATTTACCAGATATCATATTTACAAATAATTCAGCAAGTTTAAGTCAGTCAGCTGCTGAAGAAATTTGGTCAACATTTGATTATGATAACTTTAGTATTCAAGATGAAGAATATCCTTTTATTAAGATGAAGCCAAATTCAGGATATTCAGAAATTGATTCAACAATTTATTTTTCAAAAGTAAATAAAACTGGGTATCCAACAAAATCAATCTATTCTGTTATAAAGACATCAAATGACATAGACACATATCAATCAGTTTTATATCTATCAAATAGTACCACCACTAACTACTTTGAGGCAAAAATACAATCTGGAAGTTTACAGTATATTTATAATAATGAATTATTGTTTGCACAAGAATTAGAAGAAGAGTCATTTATTCCAGTAGGAATTAATATAGATAAAATAATTGAGGACTATCCACAAACTAGTCAAGTGCTATCAAATCTTGACAACACTTCTTTAAATTTTGCTGGTATAAATGGTGCAACTTTTAGTGGAAAAATATTATCTTTAACATTAAACAATAAATTCTTTTTAGAAAAAAATCCAGAATATTTTGACTCAAATGGTTTTGCAATAAATGCAGATGGACTTTTTCATTATATTGGTACATATACTCTTATTCCACAACTAAGTAATGTAACTACCTATTTAGATGTAGCTGCTACTGGATATTGGGAGTCTTCAGTGCCATTAACGTATTTTGGAAAGTATATTAATTTAGAAGATGGATCAAGGTACTATGACTTAGATTTAGTTCAATTTAATATAGATATTCCATATACACTATATTCAAAAGAAAATGAAGACTCAACGCTGTATCATGAAAATATGTCAGCAAGATCATACATTACTTTACAAAATAAAGAAAATGTTGGAATGATTCCTTTCACTGACTATATCAATACGGTTCATATAGGAAATGACAGGGTAATAGATTTTGATAATGAAAGTAATTTAAATACTACAAAGTTTGATGTATCTGACTCAACAATAATATTTCCTCCAAAAGATGGAGTTGACTTTAATGACTATTACATTACCACTCATATATTAATATCTTCAAAAGGTATAAATACTGAAAATATGGTTATTAAAAAAATGTCATTCTCATCACTAGCTTTTGATGAAGTAAGTCTATTTAAAATAGGATCACCAACTGGCAGAACTATAAATCCAATATCAAGGATAGGCAACGAGTATCAATATAAGGCAAAAAATCCAGTAGTTATTAATCATGAGACAAATTCATATTTATATATCTCTGGAAATAGTGGGATATCTGTACTTCCATGGGATGGCTCTACTACTGACAATGGGCTATCTTTTACAATAAATGAAACTCTAAAGGCTGACTTTAGAATGGTTGGATTGCAGATGTACTTAATGTTTAATGAAGCTGACTATTTTGCTGAAGAAAAGTTAATAGGTAAAATATCAAATATTTTTGATGAGTATTTAATTTATTTAACTCCAGAATTAGATCAAAGAAGAGCCAAGATAAGATTAGTAGACTCTGTAACAAACCAAGATATTGAAGGGGTAAAGTTCTTTTTAAATGGAAAAGAAGTTACTGCCGTAAAAATAAAGCCATTTAAATGGAATTCTATTGTAATATCCCTACAAGATGAAAGTATAAATTTTTATAGAGAAATATCTGGAGTGGCTGAAGGAGTATCTGGTCAGTTAGAAATATATCCTGGAATTAGAGTAAACAATGTTTCAGCATTTTCTGACATCAATGAAATTAGACTAAGCTTGACCATAACTGATGCTTGGCTTGATGCACTAGAATTTGGAGATGGTTCGTGGGGAGCATTGTCTGGATCAGTAACTTGGTTAGGTGCACTAAATCAAGAGTTAATTCCAGTAACAGTTTTATCAATTGATGGTAAAAATATATTTGATACATATCTTGGTCTTTCATATGTTATTGGTGACGATAATAGCATACTTAGTGTAGATTTTGATAGTGTTAAGGTATTAAATGACGCTGACTGGACCACTTTTGAGTATAAACCTATTTAATGTGGTATAATCATGTCATGGATTATGAAAATATGTTAAATAAATTGCCAAATAAGCCAAAAGTAAGAGTAGTAGAAAATAATGCAGAATATGGCTTATATGTATGGAAAATGGAAAATGGTAAAATTTTTGGTGATGGAGAAGGAAATTTTATGAATATTCCTGCCAGAAAATATGATATTCAGGCAATCAATAGAATTACACAGGCAGCAGCACATTATGGTGCAGGTCCAGGAAAGGCTCAATTTATGGCTGGTGTAACAAGAATTTCTGATGAAGAGCATTCTGTTCAAGTAGATAGAATGAAAAATGGATTAATAGCATCTGAATTTGATACAGGTGCATGGATAGATGCAGCAAAAGGACTAAAGGCTCACGGCGATGACTGAAGATAAAGTAATAGCAAAAATTGATAGAACGGATAATGCAAAGTCTGTTGAAAAATATGACCCATTTTCCGCAGAATTAGAGTTAGTAAAATCATTTGATGGACTAGATGCTAACTTTAAGCGTAGAATTTCAAGAATGAATAAAGCCTATATGGGGCAGGATAATACTGGCTCAAAACAGCTTTTTCCAGAAAAAGATATTACTACAGCGTATGGTCTTTTTGATGTAGTTCTGCCACCATACAATCTAGATGAACTTGCATTCTTTTATGATAATTCGTTTGCAAACCATGCTGCAGTAAATTCTAAGGTAGCAAATACTGTAGGTCTTGGATATAACTTTATTATGTCAGACTCAGTAAAGCAAAGAATCGAAGAGATGGAAGATACAGATTCAAGAGCTCGTGCCCAAAGAAAGGTAGAAAGATTAAAGACAGAACTATCTGAATGGCTTGAGGGACTAAATGATGAAGATACATTTACTCATGTAATTGAAAAAGCATTTACAGATTATGAAGCTACTGGAAATGGTTACATTGAAATTGGAAGAAAGATTAATGGAGAGATTGGATATATTGGTCATATTCCAGCAACCACAATTCGTGTACGAAGACTTCGTGATGGATATGTTCAAATTGTAAATCAAAGGGCAGTATTCTTTAAAAACTTTCAAGATACAAAAACAGTAAATCCAGTAACAACTGATACAAGACCAAATGAATTGATTCATATTAAAAAGTACAGTCCAAAGAATACATACTATGGTGTTCCAGATTCAGTATCTGCTGCAACATCAATGGTTGGAGATCAACTTGCTGCAAAATATAATATTGATTATTTTGAAAATAAGGCAGTTCCAAGATATGTAGTCTGGCTAAAAGGTGCAAAGCTTTCTGCAGATTCAGAAGATAAGTTATTTAGATTTTTACAATCAGGTCTTCGTGGACAAAATCACAGAACATTATTTATTCCACTTCCTGGAGATACTCCAGACAATAAAGTTGAATTTAAGATGGAGCCAGTTGAAAATGGTATTCAAGAAGGATCTTTTACAAAATATCGTGAATCAAATACAAATGATATTTTAATGGCACATCAGGTTCCAATTTCAAAGGTTGGATCTGGTCAAGGAATGTCAATTGCAGCCGCTCTAGCATCTGATAGAACGTTTAAAGAACAGGTTGCTAGACCAGCACAGAAAAACTTAGAAAAGACAATTAATAAGATTATTAAAGAACAGACAGATATTCTAAAATTTAAATTTAATGAACTTACTCTGACTGATGAAAATACACAGAGTCAGATTGATGAAAGATATTTAAGGGGGCAGGTTATTACTCCAAACGATATCAGACCAAGACTTGGCTTACCTTTAATGCCAGACGGCGATGAAAAAGTCGCTATGACCCCTCAACAAAGAGCAGAACAAAACGCACAAACAGCAGGAACAAGAAGAAGAGATCAGGAAAGAACTAATAACGCAACAGACTCTGCCTCAACTCCAACAGGAAGAAATCCTGGTGGAGAAGGCAGGGTACAAGGTTAATATAACAATCTGATAAAATATAATAAAACACATATATAATAGGAATGATATGACACCTTTAAATAAGGCTTATTGGTCATCAGATAAAGACAACGTATCTTTATCAATGCCAATCGCCAAGGTAGATAAGGAACGAAGAATCGTTTCTGGGTTTGCAACGTTGGATAACGTAGACAAGCAATCTGACATTGTTCCTTCTGAGGTAAGTGTAAAAGCTTTTGAACAATTTAAAGGAAATATTCGTGAAATGCACCAACCAGTTGCTGTTGGTAGAATGGTAAATTTCAGACAGGAGAAGTTCTTTGATAAAAGTTCTGACAGTTTTTATAACGGTGTTTACGTTGATGCTTACATTTCCAAAGGTGCTCAAGACACTTGGGAAAAAGTTCTTGACGGCACTCTTTCGGGTTTTTCAATCGGTGGAGTAATCAAAGAGTCTGAAGATATGTACAATAAGAGCATGGATAAAAATGTTCGTCTTGTAAAAGAATATGAACTTCATGAATTATCATTAGTAGATAATCCTGCAAATCAATTTGCAAATATCGTGTCTATTCAAAAAGTAAATGGGCATAATGAAATTACTGGTATAATTACAAAAGCAGACCTTGAAAATGTCTATTGGTGCAAGACTGATGATTTGATCAGACTAGCATCAGACGACAGCACAAGCTGCCCTTCATGCGATTGCAGTATGGAAAATATTGGATTCGTAGAGACAAAGGATGCGGAAAAAGCTATGACTATTAAAGGTCTATTAAATAAGTTTATTGGCGTAGATAGCCTATCAAAATCAGAGAATTCAGATTTATCATCTGAAAATACAGCGATTGACAATCAAGAGTCAATTGCGGAAAACAATATAAAGGAGGAGAACAACGTGTCAGAAGAAAATGTAGAAGTTACAGAAGACACTGTTGAAGAAGTCGCTGCTGCTGAAGTTGAAGCTCCAGCTGCTGAAGAAGCTCCTGCCGAAGAAACCGTAGAAAAATCAGTTGATGC